TTATGGTGCGATTGCCTGTTATGACTTTTCTTCAATGTATCCAAACATCCAGATACAGTTCAACATTTCACCAGACACCTATTTAGGTAAACTCGATGAAATAAAGCGAAGCGGTAGGGAGATTCACACAAAAAACAACACCGCTTTTTCCAATGATTCAGATTCAGTAGCTAGAACGATATTGACTCGACTCTACGACGAAAGGATCAAGACACAAGGAGAAATAAAACAAATCAAAAACTCAAAAAACAAATAATCATGAATTCACACGAAAGATTCACTAATTGGTTAGAAGGTTTGCTAGATGCATGTAAAAACAAACCTACTCCACAACACGTAAAAGACATCAGAAAAAAACTAGAGAGCCTAAAGAGCGAAGAAAGGGCAGCAGAAGTCCTAAATCGTCAGTCTTCTCCAGTTCAAGTCACTACATTTGCATTTGGCCAGGCTCCTGAAGGAGGCGCTGAAAAATTCCTAGACGATGATTTTCAAAAAGCTATTGAAAAGAATAAAGCTGCCACTACAATGGATGAGCTATTCGAAAATTAAAAAAAACAAAAAAACCATGCTTAACGAAGAAAGACTTATCCAGTTGATGGAGAACTTTAAAGGCCAGCAGTTTCAATGGGTAAAGACCAATAGGCCTGAGCTTTTAGGAAAGACCGTGAAGTGTAGAAACATAGAACCTAGGGGAAACAGATTCTTTGCTGTTTTTGACGACGGTTCATCAATCGATACTGACCAACTCAACAGTTCTCTATTCATGATAACTGAAGACATGCAGCCTTTGACTAGGGCTGAAGTTGAGGCAATTGCCGGCCCATCTAGAGTTCAACCTAAACCTAGAGTCCAACCGGTAAACTCTCAAATAACTGATTCTGTGACTCAAGGAGCACCGCACGTTGAACCTACACCTAGGCCTCAGGTTGCTAGCATGTTTGAGATGTTTGATTCTAGCGATAGGGACATACAGCTTGGAGTAACGGTCAAGCTTCCAGATCAAGATTTCTTAGCTATGTTGCACTCAAATGCTAAGGACAAAGATAAATTCATGGATGAGTTGACTGAGTATGTCTTTAGGGTGATAAATAAAAAAGTAGTCAAAGACTCTATCACCAAAATGTTTGAGACATCAACATCTACTCAAAGATCAGGTGAAATAAACTTTACTGAGATCCATGAATAACGAACACGTCATAAGGAAAGAAGATTACACAGACGAAAAGTACAAAGTAATTAGCTTCAAAGGAGAAAAAGGTGACTTTAAAAGAGCCGTCTCACTAAACGATTCTATCTGCATCTTACCTTTTGACATGAACGAGAATGGACAGATAAAGAACGTTTACTTACATGGATTTCACGATCATGTAGTTGACCGACCTAACAAGAAGTGTATCACCAGAACCCTTCATCCTGACGACTTTGATACTTACCATGATTCCTTGATAGGCTGCATAGGGGATGAACTGGGCCTTAGTAAAGTGGAACCTAACGATATCTATTACTTAGGTAATATACAACATGGAGCTCCATTTCACAAGACTTATAAAGCCTATGCGGTAAACGTAAGCGATTATTCTGAAGATCCTACTGGTTTTTCTTACTCTAAAGAAAATGGTAGACACTCTCTAGATAAAGTCAGGTTGAGCAGAGTAGTAAACGGTGAAGTCTCTGATTCAATAGTTCTTTCTTGTACTCTTTTGTTACTTTCATACATCTCAGAATAGAACTTTTTTCCATTTTTTTGTAAAAGAAAATAAAACAATACTTTATGTCAAGTTCAAAAGACGCAATTTCAGCGTTCAATAAATTCAACGACTTATTAGAAAAGAAAGTAAAATCGAAGGTTTCCCTAATGGGTTTCTCAGACATCGATGAATACATTCCAACTGGTAACTATTTGCTAAATGCTCAGCTTTCGGGCTCATTATTTGGAGGATATCCAAACACTCGAAGTATAGGTATAGCTGGTGATTCTGGAGCAGGAAAGACTTTCTTGTGTTTGAACGCAGTTAGAGAACTACAAAAGAAAGATTATTTCGTATTCTATATAGATACTGAGGGAGCAATCGATCGTTCAGACTATGAAAAGTTTGGAGTAGATCTAGATAAACTAAAATATCTTCGTATGGGTCTCATCAGCGATGTCAAGTTCTTTATCAACGACTTCATCGATACAATGAAAGAGACTACTGGTTTGAAAGCCGCAATCTTTGTGGATTCAGTAGGGATGTTGGATACGGATAAGAGTAAAAGAGACATGGATGCAGGTAAGAATGCAGCAGACATGGGCCTTCGTTCTAAAGAGCTTAGAGCAATGTTCAAGTCTTTTACCTTAGATCTTTCTAACTTAAAGGTTCCTTTTATCTTTACTAACCACACATATGCTTCAATGGATCAATACACTCCAAAAGGTATGTCTGGTGGCGGAGGTCCTGAATTCTCTGCATCAATCATCCTTATGTTGAGCAAGGGTACTTTGAGAGACGAGGCGAAAACGACCACAGGAATTATCGTTAGATCTAAGACCAGAAAGAATCGTCTCGCTAAACCTATTGATATCGAGTTTCACATCTCTTTCCATAAAGGAATGAACAAGTATGTTGGACTAGAACAATTTGTCAGCTGGGAAAATTGCGGAGCAGGTAGAGGTAACAAGCTTACCGAAAAAGAATATTCAAAATTAAAAGCCGATGAGCAATCGCTTTGTTCTGAGTTCGAAGTAGGCGGAGAGAAATTCTATTTCTTACCTAAAAAGTTAGGAAAGAGTTACGTGATTCGTCACAGTGGAGACCTAGTTCCAGTAAAAGACTTCTTTACCGCTAACTTGTTTACTGACGACGTTTTAAAAGAGCTTGATGAAAAAGTAATCAAACCAACCTTCAAGTTCCCAGAGACTCAAGAAGAAATCGATCTTTTAGAGAACGATGAGTTATCAAATCTAAATGACGATGACGATCTTGCTTAGGGAAGACTTACCTATAAAATACTACCTTGGCTTACATGGAGAGGAGTCAGTGCGAGATCAATTCTATCCTCTATTTGAGATTTCGCAATACCTGATTAGAGTACACACAGCCAAGACAAAGGAGCTCGAAATGAGCTCCTTTAAATTTTCTTCAAAATCCTTGAAATATGTTTTTGGGGATAGATTAAAAGATGAAACCTTTAGGGACGAGATAGTTCAATCTTTAAAGGACTTATTAAAGGATGAGTATCTTGTCTCAAAAGGCGAATCCATCCTGTTTACAAAAAAAGCATTAACACATTTTTATCAGATAAATGATTGATTTTACGGAAAATATTGACTCGTTAGAGAAAATGGTTTGGAACTTTGTGCTTAACACCAGAAATGACGTTAGCGATCTAAAGCCAAGCAACCATGACTCCTTACGGAAAGAAGAGCTAATGCCGATGATTAAGCCTAGTTATTTTAACGATGACGTAAGGCAAGAGTCATTTAAAGCAGCTCTTAAGTTCTTTAAGGAATACGAGAAGATTCCAAATCCAAAGGAGCTAAAGACTTATTTGGAATTACTCAATTATTCTGTATCTGATGAAGAGTTCGAAGACTTGTATGCTTTTTCACTAAACGAATACAACTATGATTACCTTTACAAGTACGTAAGATCCTTTATTCTTCTTAGAAATTTGAACCTCACAGTTGCCGACTTGTTTACCTACTTAAAGACAACTGCCATCGATCCTGAAAACATCGATCAAATATCTCAAAAAGTAAGAAACGACATAAGCAACAAGCTTGCAATCAACTTTTCTAGCGGAGATTCTGGTCTTAACTTCTTTAATCCTGACTCTCACATTCAGATTTCTAAGACAGGCAGCCCTACTGGTTTTCCATTCTTAGATAAGGTTCAAGGCGGAGGATGGAACTCAAAAGCTCTAGTAGTATTTCAAGGTCGACCTAAGGTTGGTAAATCAATGGTTCTTGGAAACATCGCAGCTCGATCATTCTTAACAGGTAACGTGACCGGCTTAGTCACAGTTGAGCTTGCTGACCGAGCATACGTGAAAAGGATAGGTTCTAACATACTAAGCATCAAATCTGATGATTACGCTAGAATCACCGATTCTGCTGCTTCTAAGCTTATTCAAGACAAGATCCAAGAACTTAAAGATAGCGGCCGAGAAATAGGAGAACTAATAGTGAAAGAGTTTCCAACCGGTGGAGCAACAGCAATCGACATAGAGAACTACTTCTTAAGACTTGAACAAAAGATGAATAAAAAGTTCAAAGTGATAGTCGTTGACTACCTAAACCTACTTAGACCAATCAAGGATCAAAACGGTCTTTATGAAAAGATCAAGATGATTTCCGAGGAGCTCAGAGGGGTTGCGATGAGAAACGAATGGTGTATCATAAGTGCAACACAGATACGAAGAGAAGACGTAGATAACTTTGACTTGGGAATGGACTCAGTCGCAGAATCATTTGGTTTGATACACACAGTCGATGCCCTTTTTGGACTAATGAGAAGTCCTTTAGAGAGTAGAATGAAGATCAAGGTGATTGCAAACCGAGATAACGGTTACGAAGAAAGCTACAAGTTTTATTCTATGCACAAGGATTTCTTTAGGTTGACTGAGGAAGTCGGGGCAAACAGCGAATTCTATAGTGATGATGAAGAAGTAAATAGAATGGCCGATGAGCTTCGCAACGAATACCAAGAAATAGATAAAAAAATAGAAGAACAAAAGAGTTCTACGGTAAAAACAGACGAAGATTACGACTCTCTTTTTGCCTCAATATAAAATAATTCAATCTAATGTTAAATGATGATTATGAAAACAATGAAAACCTAAACGATTCAGAAGAATTCGTACACAGAGAGGACAAAATATTCAACAACAGTTACAATACTGGTGAGGGTCTAAAGGACACCGACGAATATGAGTTCTCAAAAAAAATATCAGTGTCATCCGATTATTCTGACTCTTATCTAAAAGACGTTTATGAATACGAAGAAAACTTAGAAACTAAATTTATCTTAGATGGAATCTTTGACTTCATTAAAAAGGACGACTCTCTTAACAAGATGGTCTTTCACACTCAAACTGATTCACAGATCTTTAAGAATAAGTTTGCTAAGGACGAAATAAACATCATCTTTAACAAGATACATACCTCGCTGGACGAAGTTAGCCAAAACGCAACCTTCTACAGCCCAATCTACGTTCTAGAGGCCATCTCTTCCTTTTCTGGATTCGACTATAAGAAGATATTCGATTCCTTAGATACGGATGCTCAGGAGCTATTATTGGTTGAACTAGACAAAAAATATAACTTCCTAGACGGAAAAATGCATAAAAAACGAATACACTAATGACTTTCATCAAGCTAACACACTCATCAGGTTCGGTGTATTTGAACCTAGACCAGATAGTAAGCATAGAACCATCTTCTACTGCTGATTTGATCGTGTCAGACATAACATCTGCTTCTCCGACTACATATACCTTTTCAAGCCAATCGGTTCGAAACGAAGTAGTCGCTAAACTTGAGAGCATAACTAGAGTAATAGACATAGATAAGTTAGCAAATCAAGGATGACATTAGAAAACATTAGAAAGATATTCGTGCTTGGCGATTTACACCTTGGTGTGAGAAACAATTCGCTAGAATGGTCAGAAATACAATACGACTATTTAGTAAACTTTTTCTTGAAGCAAGTAGAAGAAGAAGGGTTTGATCCAAAGACCGACATTTTGGTACAGGCAGGAGACTGGAATCACGTAAGAGAATCTACTAACACTAGGATCTATAAGCTTTCTATAAAGATAGCTGAAGCCTTTACCAAAAAGTTTTCAAAGGGAGTCTATGTGATACTGGGAAATCATGACGTTTACTATAAAGACAGGACAGACACTCATTCGTTAGAAGGTTTCGATAAGATCTTTAAAAACTTTCACATCTTTGAAAAGCCTGAAATGTTAAAGATCAATTCTCATAAGTTCTTGATGCTTCCTTGGATAGAAAACTTGGAAAACCTAAAGGCCGAGTTAAAAAGAAACTCTTCCGCAACTCACATATTCTGTCACACCGATTTCAAAGGTTTCAGCCTAAATAAAGTAACTAAGCTTGAACATGGGTTAGAAGCAAACGATATAATCGATTTCAAAAGAATCTATTCCGGTCACATACACATTCGTCAGGAAAAAGGAAACGTTCTTTACGTAGGAACTCCTTATGAAATGGACAGGGGAGACCGTGGTAACGAAAAAGGTTTCTATGTTTTAGACGTTAGTGGAAATACAGTAAAAGAGAAATTTGTACCTAACACACTTTCTCCTAAACACCTAAAGTTTGAATCGACTGATCTCTTAAACTTTAACTTAGCCGAATTGAAAGATCTCTTTCGAAACAATTTTGTTGATGTTTCCATAGAGTCTGGATTTTCACAAAGGTTTTCCATTGCTCGCTTCACAGATCTTGTAAAAGACTTAGGACATCGTCGCCTTGAATTCTCTTCATACTCATTAGACCAAATAAAGTCTAGAAGCGAGGCTGAGCTTGATTCAAGTTACGAGTACAACATATTCACAATATTAGAAGAAAAGCTAGCAGAATTAAGCTTGCCTCCCTATAAGTCCTCTCAAATAAACGATAAGTTCAAGGAGATATATGATTCTCTTAGAAACACAAAACACTACGATCAATGAAACTTTTAGAGTTTTCCTATAAAAATATACTTTCCTATGGAAATAAGCTCCAAACCTTCAAGTTTGACGATGGTGCTAAGTTGATATTGGTCGAAGGAGAAAACGGTGCAGGTAAGTCTTCCATAAAAGAGGCATTGACTGTTTCGATATATGGAAGGTCTGCCATCCGTAAGATGAAAGACATACCAAATTGGATCAATAAGAACGCATACACTCAAGTAAAGTTCGAGACCACTTCGGGAGAAACGATAGAGTTGGACAGAGGAATAGACCCTAACTTTAGCAACATAAAGATAAACGACGCAGTCTTTAACCTTCCAGATAAAAGAAAGGTTGATGAGTTTATAGAAGAGGAGCTTGCAAAGATCCCATTTAGTGTTTTTTGCAACACAATAAGCCTTTCTTTCGATGATTTCAAGTCATTTGTTAACCTAAGCAAGGACGATAAAAGAAAGATAGTAGACCGTATCTTTGGAATAGACATCCTGTCTGATATGAGAGCCAAGGTAAAAGAAAGCTTACGAGAAATAAAGAGTGAGTCAGATTTGCTAGAAGCAGCGATCTCTAGGGATACTTTTAGTTTAGAGTCATATAACGATCAGCTGATTGCCCTTAAAGAAAAGCTAACTGCTAAAAAACAAAAGGCTGAGGTTGAACTTGTTGAAGCAATTGCTACAAAACAGTCCGAATTCGATAATATTACAAACTCGATATCTGAGCTAAAGACTGAAATAGAAGAGAATGGAAAGTCTTTAAGATCAGCAAACGAAGAGTTAGATAAAGTAAAGTCTGGAATACGTGACCTTAAGTCAAAGCTAGAAGTTTACGCTAAGAACCGTTGCCCTCATTGTCTAAACGATCTACACTCTGAATCTTCGCTAGACGTAAAGAGTAAGATATCCGAAAAACTTGAAGAGCTTACTTCGGCTTTACCTAAAAAGCAAGAGACACAGTCTGAGTTGAACACTAAGCATACTGCTCTAACCTCTAAAAAGACTGAGCTCGATCTAGAGAAATACGCTTTGACTTCAGACTTAGCTTCTCTTAAAAAAGCATTGAGCGATTCTCAAAAGAAAGAAGATACTGACGATAGTTCAGAATCAATCATCCAGATCATAGATTCAGTCAAATCTAGAATAGAAAGCGATAAGGTTAGCCTCTCTGCACTCGTTGAAAGAAAATCAATTTATTTGAGCTTAGACGATCTTCTCTCTGATTCTGGAATAAAGAAGTCAATGATCGATAAGATAATTCCAACTCTCAATGCTAGGATCCAGGAGATATCTGAAAAACTAGAATTCAAGTTTTCATTTGAATTCGACAGTGAGTTCGACCCTTACATAACTTATCTCGGTCTTCAAATATCTCCAGAGAGCCTATCCAGCGGTCAGCGTAAAAAGATGAATTTGATCGTCCTCCTTGCTTTTATCGAGATAATCAAGATGAAGCACAGCCAGATGAACGTAATGTTCTTAGACGAGATATTTAGCTCATTAGATAAAAACAACGTCTATAAAGCCATCTCTATTCTTAAAGAGTATGCTCAAAAATACAACATGACGATCTTTGTAGTTTCTCACGAGGCCCTACCTGAAGAGTTCTTTGATTATAGAATACTAGTCAACCAGACTGATCACTTTTCAGACATGCAGATCGTGAAGATCTAACTTTATTTGAAACCTTTTACCTTGTTCTGATATAATACTTATATGTTAACTTATAGACACAAAACATTTGCGGAGGCTTACAAGAAAAGCCTATTTGATTTGATTACTTTTCCTGAGTATGAGACCAAACCTAGGGAAATGACAATCAAGGAAAACTGTGACGTTGCTCTAGTGATAGAGAACCCACTCTCCTGTCTTTACGAGAACAGCGTTCGTTCTTCTCAATACAAATACATTGCAGCCGAGCTTCTTTGGTATTTTATGGGAAGAAACGATGTCGAGTACATTTCAAAGTATGCCAAGTTTTGGGAATCGATCCAAAACGAGGACGGAACTGTAAACTCTTCTTACGGTCATCTCTTATTCAACAATCCAAACGAACATAACTTTACTCAATACGAGTGGGCATTCGAATCCCTAAGAAAAGATAAAGACAGTCGACAGGCAGTTCTACATTTTAATTTACCTACACATCAACGCGAAGGTAACAAGGACTTTGTTTGCACGATGTATGGAATCTTTCAGATAAGAGATAACAAGTTGAACCTGACTGTTAGCATGAGGAGCAATGACGTGATACTTGGTCTTCCGACTGATATTGCATTCTTTGCTACTTTACAGTCACAGATGCTCTTTCACCTAGTGATGCACGGAGGAGACGAATTCAAGGACTTAAAAATGGGATCTTATACTCACATTGCAAACTCGTTTCACGTATACGAAAGACACTTTGACTTAGTTAAGAGAATGTTGGAAGAAGAATTCATTCCCAAACAGATTCCAGAAGTTAGGGAAGAACTAATATCAGCATTTGGCAAACCTTCTCCACTATTCAATCGCCTTTTTTCTACTCAACACGATCTTTCTGAACAGATGGGAGATGAACTGATGACTTGGATAAAAAATAATTTAAACAAATGAGACAGTTTTTAATAAGCTTAGGTACTTTCTTTTTAACTGCTCTAATATGTAACTACGTTTACATTTGGACAGATTTGAAAAACCTATTTGGAGTGGAACCAACTTTTATGCAGTGGCTTTCTCTAGAATTGATCTTAAACATATTAGTGGTAGGGCCACTAAACAAAACACCAAAAGAAAAGAATGACTCAAAAGGATCTAAAATATCACTTGACCTACCTTAAGATGGCCACTGAGTGGTCTAGCCTTTCTTGCTGTAAGCGTAAGAAGGTCGGTGCATTGATCGTAAAGGATGGAACCATAATCTCAGACGGGTTTAATGGTACACCTAAGGGATTTCCAAACGACTGTGAAGATGCAAACGGCGACACTCATTGGTATGTATTGCATGCTGAGGCCAACGCAATGCTAAAGGTAGCTAGATCCACTCAAAACACAGAGGGTTCAACTTTGTACGTTACCTACTCTCCCTGTAAGGACTGTTCTAAGATGATAATTCAGGCAGGGATAAAAAGAGTCATATACCGTGAAGAATATAGAGACATTTCTGGTGTAAAAATACTCAGAGAGGCAGGCATAGACGTTGTCCACCTCGACATATGATATGGAAAAAAGACAGATAGAAGTTGTTTTTGTTAGGGAGTATAAAGGCTTCATAAGTTCTTTTTCTAAAAAGAGCAAGACTGACTATATCCTAAACGTCACAAAGATAGTAAAGGACAAGTTCAATACTCGATTCATAATACCTAACAAAGTGCAGTCTTTCTTATTAAACTATGAGGTAAAGAAACTTCTAGATAAAGCAATAAAGGTTAAGAATAAAAAGTACACCAGGATAATTTACTTGAATGCAAACCTTTCTATAAGTACTATCCTAAATTCCATAGATTTCATTAACGATGAATACGTCGATATAGAATTCAATTACATAGTCGTTCCAAGCAAAGAATTAGAAGAGGATGACGAGATAATCTCTCATCCTAAGATTTCAGTCTTAGTCTTTAAAAAAGAAGATTAAGCGTTAAGGTCTTTCAAGAAGGCATCCATCTCTTCTTTACTCAATCCTAGTGGGTTTGAAGGATCGTTTGGATTCAGACCAAATTCCTCGTCCTGTGACCCTCCTCTTTCGTATTTTCTCAACCTAGCTTGGATGTTCTTGATGTCGTCTGACATTAATGGTCTACCATCATCATAAACAGGATTAGGATAATCAGTCTCGTCTTTTCCTTCTGGATAGATGTCTCCTGGATTGTCTTCCGGCATCCAAGCTTCTTCTGGATTTTCGTCCGGCGCCCATTCTTCTTCAGGTTCGATGTTTTCGTTTATGAATTGACTGAATGAAACTACTTTCGTGTTTTCATCTATTTCTCCTACTTCAACTGTTGGGTATGCAGTAAGATATGGATCAGGATAAGTAAAAGGTTTTTTACCTTCTTGTTTATAGACTAGATCGTGTGTCATCGCCTTGTAAGTCGAATCCCAAACCTTGTGAGAGAATGCAGGATCGCGTTCAACCACTCGACGGTGTTGAGCAAGCTTAGGGTTTTTGTCGATTAACTTACCCTTAGCGTCTCTTGAAGGAATGGCAGACTTTGGTCCACCGAATCCTGGCTTCTTAAGATCCATATAATCTTCGAATCCCAATAAGTCTCTTCTATGTGCGTTGAACATTTCCATATTGTTATACGTTTATTTGTCCGATACGAGTTTCGATCCAGTAGTCAGATCTGTATTTCATAGTCGTCTCATATATACCTGTTCCAGTATATTCTAAAGATATGTCAGAAAGACCTCCGTTTGGAATTATAGAAGGAAACTTAAACTCCCTAAAGATCTCACCTGCCTTGTTGAATATTACTACTGCACATTCACCTACGTAGTTTCTTTTAAGACCTTGAGCACCGCTTTGTGGGTTGTAAACAATATCGTTCCAAGCTCTCAAGATGTTGTAGACATATGCGTCGTTCTCCTCGTTCAAGTTGACAGTAAAACTGATCTCAATATCAGCTACTGTCGTTTCTGGAACTGCTCCAGCATAGCTTCGCTTAGCGAATTTGTACTCTTGTTCAACTAGAGTTCCTACTGAGTTTATTTCAGGTAATCCTGTTATCTTAGTTACGTGTTCGACTAATAAAGCAACGTTAGGTCCACCGATTACAGCCGGCGGAGTAAGAATTACTTCAAATTGGTTTTGGTAGATCGGTTCATAGTAATTAACCGCTGCCGTTGAGTTTGTCCAATACGGTAAACCTGCCATTTTGTGTAGATTATTTTAGTTATTTATTTTTCTTTCCAGCGAATTATTCACCTTCTACAGTTCCGCCTGGAGGATTTTTTACAGGTGAGTTAGCGTCTTCCTCTTCCTGATCGTTTTCGTCGCCTTCTTCTCCCTCTTCAGGCTCTATTATAGGCGTAGATTCTTTTTCTTTGAATATGTCATCAAAGTCTATTTCGGTCTTAAAACCTACTTGTGCAGACCTATTGTTGTATGTATCAATCTTAACTGAATCTCCTGAAAACTCTAAGTATATCGAAGGAAGTATCGTTCTAAATATAAGGTCGTTTGCATTTTCGATCGGATCGTACATTATCGCCTTTGAAATCGGAGGAGAAGTTTCGTTGTCGATTATCATTCCATCAAAAGGAGCTCCGCTTGCATAGATCTTGAACCCGTTCCATGAGTTGATAGGTTGACCGTCTAACGTATCGACCATTCCAGTAGAAAGCTTCAAGGTACATGTAGGTCTTCCTGAGTCTACACTACTTGTAGATATCTCTCTAAGAACAACTCTCTTGGCCTCAAAGGTTATTTTTATGTCAGTTCCCTTAAAGTACTTATCGTTGATTGCTTTCTTCTGCTCTGCAGTAAGAGGAACATTAGTTGGCTTAGGTTCAGTCTCTTCTTGATTGGGTTCAGTCTCTCCAGTCTCTTCAGTACTCTCTTCTTTACCCTGGTCGATTATTGAAGGTAAACCAGGCTCTTCGACTTTTGCTGGAAGTCCAGAACCATCGGTAGTTGCTGGTAGGTTTGAAGAGTCAGCCTCGTTCTTGGCTCCAGGTAGCAATTTTTGTGAGTTACTAAGCTCTCCAGCAACACTTGCATCGCTTCCTGATTGATTCTTATTCTTCTCCTCTTCGGCCTTTCTTAGGGCCTCTGTGAAGTCGATGTTTGTAAGCTCGTCCTGTTCCGGTGGAACTATTTCAGGTATGCCTCCGCCGATCGGTCCCTTTTGCTGTTGTGCAACTAGGCCATTGATCTCATCCGCATAGCCTTTAGAGAAAGCCATCTTGATGTATTCAGTTGCAAGATCTAGTTTTCTTTTGAAAAGGTTTACTTCGCTAAGTATTACGTAATTTAGGGTAGCATAGCCTTCCATGAATTTCATGTCAGGGTAAACGTCTACTTGATGTAGCTTTCCTTCTACCCAACGTTGATCGTATTTTGCTTCTCCATCAACGATTGACCACCTCATGTCATAGCTTAAGATGGCTTGAAAAACAAACCCACCGTCCTTTATTTCTGAGGCTTCGTCATAGGAGTTTTCAAATAGCTTATGCATTTCGTTCTTTTCTGTCTCGGGTTCTTGTGTAGTTCTTCCAGATCTCGTTGTAGATGTTACATGATGCACCTAAGAAGTTAACGATTCCGACGTATTTCTTTTTGTCTTCACCGTCCATGTTAGCAATCTTGATTCCAAGTCTCTTTGCATCATTCACAGTCAACTCTTCGTCTTCATCTTTTCCGACTAGCTTTTTAAGATCGCCCTTCTTTTCTAATAGAGCGTACTGCTCAAATCTTTCGATTGCTCTTTTCATCTTAGGTTTGAGATTATTTACCTACGATATTCTTCTTCTTAGCAGTTGCCATGTAAGACTTAGTGTACTTATCGATGTGAGGAGTACCTTTTCCTTTTACTGGACCTTCAACTAATCCTTGATTAAGTCTTGCAGAACCGTTCTTGTCATGAGCAGCAACATTTGCCTTACCTCTATAACCAGCCTCTGCTCTTTTGAAAGCGGCCATGAACTGATTGTAATTCATAACTGGATTTGCCATTGTATCTTAATTTTTTTATTATTTATCTTTTAACCTAGACGTTTTTCGAGTATTTAATAGTTTTAGCATTAAAGATTTTTGTGTATTCTAGTCTTATGCCAGAACTAGCAGAAATCAGAATAATGTCAGACTTCATAAACGAGGTCTGTACCAATCAGGACTTTACTTCGATTGCAGTGTCAGAAAGCGCTTCAGACCGAAAGCTTTCAATAGTCCAACCGACCGATCTTCAAATATTCGAAATCTCGGCCGAAGCCAAGGGAAAGGAGCTTCTCTTGACTCTTACTCAAGGAGACTTTAACCTAAAGGTAAGCTTTGCGATGGGAATGTCGGGTTACTGGGTCTTTTGTGATCGTGACCAGGCTCCAAAACACACTCATCTAGTATTTAAGACAGTTTCTAAAAAGGCCTTGTGCCTGGTCGATGTTCGACGTTTTGCTAGGTGGAAGCCAGCTGAATCATGGTCAGCTAACAGAGGGCCGTGTCCTGTGGAAGAGCACGAAAGCTTTCTCTCTAACATAAATGCAAACCTTACAAGGGCCGCTTTTTCCAAACCAATAT